GTATGCACTCATTCATTAATAATCAAGCTTAACGCGAATTAGCGATTCCTTAGTAAAATCCTTCAACAAAGGTCTAGATAATTTTGCTATTGCTAATAAGTCGTTATTATCGTTATATAGTCCCACAGAGGTTACATACGACTGTGGAGAGTTAATCATAACATTATGTCTAATTTCACCAGATCCTGTTATTAGAGACGGGTTACTTGAGTAGTTAAATTCGTTGTTTCTAGCTCTTACAAATACAAAGTTAGAAGAAATAGTCTCTTCAGACTGTATTCTAAATTTACCGCCTTGTTCAAATAGGTCAAATGCTTTTTGAATATTTGTTGATTTTCCATCGTCATGTATAATACCTGGGGTTGTTTTTATATCTAAATCTAATCCTCCTTGTGCTACAGGAGCTTGAAGAGCATTTGCATTTAAAAGTATAACACCGATATCTGGGTATAGTTTACCGTAAGAGCCGGCTGCAACAGTATGTCCATCTACTTGAAGACCTGAATTAATAGTTCCTAAAGAACCTGAAACTAAATCGTATTCTCTTCCTGAATCTGTAAATGTTACAGTGGAAACTACTTGACTATTATCCGTTAAAGTTATAGAATTACTTCCAGATTGTAGTACTAGGTCTAGAGTACCAGGTAAAAGTTTCTCTTTATATCTAGCTCTATCTATAGCTATTGCGAAAAAATGATTAGAAGGAATACTTCCAAATACAAAATCAGAATCTTCATCTCCTAATACTAAAGATCTATACTGACCAAATATTGTTGAAGTTGGTGATTTACCGGGTACATTAGGATTATAAACTATACTACCTTTTCCGTCTTTATTTCCATATGTTAATGAAAATTGTGTCCTAGAGGATTCATCTGCTGAGCCTGTTTGGTATATGTTGTAATAGTAGTCTCCTGATGGACCTCCTACTTGAGTAGAAGATGTATAAAAAGAAGATAATGCAGTTACATTTCCTGACCATAATGGTGTTGAAACTGATTCAGCACTTACTACTACGTCTTGTTGATCAAATCTTTTAAATGACATAATTAGTTAGTTTTATTTATAGTTACAGGAATAGTTAATCTTGCTCCAGAATCTCTACCAATAACTGTTAATGTTGTCTGTAGTTTTGTTCTTGAACCGAATAACGTGTTTATAGTTGTTGCTGTTAAGTTTATAGTTGTTCCAATAACGTTTTTAGATACATTAGTACCTAAGGTAGTAGTTGAATTTAACTGTTCTGCTTCTTCAGTATTTATACCCACTCCTGCAAAGGAATTTAATACTCTAACATCTGCCAATGTAGCAGTGTATCCTGATGCTTCAAAAGTGCTAGTAGCTCCTTGGAAGTTTAACGTCTGTGGTGTAATTGCTATAGAAGCTCCTTGCTTAAGAGTAATTGCTCCAAATCCTAGATCAAGTATTGGTAGTTTAGAAGTACCTCTTGGAAGGGTTACTAGTTTGTACTTCATAATTTGAGTCTCATCAGGAAAAGCTTCTAAAAGCGGCATATTTTCAATTGCCTCTCCGTAGAGTGCAGAACCTGAGGGATGGAGTGGATTGTATAAAGTGTAATCAATCTCATCATCTGCTAATGCAAATTGAGTGATCTTAAAAGAACCGTCCCCTCTAGCTAACAATTCTCTTCCTTTTTTTGTTAAAATCGCATCCACTGTTACGATCGAATTATCTAAGTATCCCATTTTGTGTTATTGTGTTTTATATAAATATGTTGTAATAATGTTTTATCCCTATGCACCACTGCCTGATCCTGATTCTTCTATCGCTACTCCAAATTCATCTGTAGTGTATACGGTTCCTTTATCCGTTGCATGTACCTTACTGGAAACAACACGAATGAATTGATTTCCATCTTCTCTATAAATTAAACTTCCTGATGTAATAGTTACCCCGTCTTTTATTGATCTAACTTCAGGAAAAGAACCAGGTATGTAATATGGACCTGTTCTAACAGATGTATAATGATCACCCTTTTTCAGAATAAATCTCAGTACTAAATACTCTAGGTGTTTCTTCAACGTTAAAGTATAACTTATTTAAATCCTTATCTCCCTGTCCAGCAGCTAATATCGTTTCATTATTAGAATCTAAAGGATGTAATGTTCCTTCAAAGTTAATATATGTTTGAGCAGGGTTATCTCTTTTTATTCTAGCATTATTTTTAGTCCCACTGTATCTAGCATTTGTCCACCCTGTTGTTGTATAGTTGCTATAATTAATTTCTGCTAATGTAGCAGTTTCAGATACTAATGACCCTAAATTTGATGGGTTAGCACTATCTGTATTTCTATCTACCTGGTATGCAGATTTATTTGTTAGTACAGTAAAGGCGTTACCCTGTAGTACATTGAAGTCATTATTTTCAAAATTATCTGCTAAGTAATTTAAAAATGTAAACTCTACATTAAAATCAGCAGGAGTACCTTGAGAGTCGTTACTAGCTGGTATATTTGAAATTTCTATTGGTTCAGTCTGTAAGTAAAAATATCCGTTTAGTCTTGATATTGTTTTTATAGGAACTGTCACTTTTTCTGTAGCTACTGTGAACTTTAATGCCTGTATTTGTTTTAATGTTGCTTCTAATGATACGTTATTTGCACTTGAGAAAGGTATTGTTATACCTGTAATTTTATATGGAGGAAAAAATGAATTATATCTGTAGTATTCGTTTGTACCTGTTACTGGAGTATCAAATTCTATTCGTTCGTATATACCACTACTAGTTACATGTAAATCTTCTGAAGCAGAGGAACCATATTGAGCCACCGGTAATCTAACAGAGCCGGTACTAACACTACTGCTATACAGTATATTAATATTACCTGTTCCGTATGCGGATGGATCTGTTACTTTAAATTCTAATTCTGTCATTATTACCTTTTATATAAATATTTTAGTTTCACTAACCTAAGTCAAAATATAATACTTCATTACCACCTGGAGGTGGATTAAATGTTAAACTAACTATAGAAACTGGGGAGTGTAGAATATTACTACCGCCTGGATCTTCTTCATAATATGTTATTTCAAATGTTCCGTAGTTACCGTTGTTGTTATTCTGTGTGTTTATCATTTCGATTTTATTCCTACCTTTAGTTAAGATGTTAGGATCAAAGCGATGTACTGTCATTAACTCCATTGGGCATTCAAAATTGCTATTACTATCATCTGTCGTTAGACCATTATTATTTGTTGCAATAAATAAACCACCTACCTGTGCATTTTGACTTAAATCTAAATCGCCAATATCGGTACCGTTAAGAAATACTTTAAAATTATCGTCTTTTGCAGAATTAGAATTACATACTTGCATTGTAAGGACTGATGATGTATTTGTCGGAGCAGATGTTTTAAATTTAGCATAGTATTCAAACTGTGAGACAGTATTATCATATCCTGATAATAATAATTCTGGGTATTGTGCTCCGTTATAATTACTACTGTAAGGAACATTTCCTTGATCATCCGTAGACCATCCTACAAACTCTCCTATTTGAGTTTCTACTTCAACTACTATCGGTACTGAAAGCCAAGATTCGGAAAGTGCTCTAGGAAACGTATACTCGAGTTTTTCATTCATCTCTTGGAATGGGGTACTTGAAACGACTGGGTATTTAAGTTTTAAAGCGCCACTACCTAATGCTACACTGCCTGCGGGTGTGTCTCTAATAATATGAAAAGCTAAATACTCTCCTAAGTCTGTTACTTCCAATGAAATATCACACGCTAAAGGTATAATAGTTGCTTGATTAAATGCCCTTACATTAAAAAGAATAGTAGGTTGTTGCTGACTTTTGAATCGGTTATTTTTGTTTAGCTCTCCAGATTTTGTTACTGATATTGTAGAGCCGCTAAATTCACCTGTCATTCGAGGTTCTTCACTAGTCATGTTCCTAGGTATTTCACCTATTGGTGAAACAACTGTACTATTGTAATTAGTAGTGTAGGGGTGTTTATTAGCTTTACCGAAAGCATCTCCACTTGATCCTGTTATGTTAAGTAGGTTTATTGAACCGGTAATGAGTTCATCTCTATATGATACCTGTACCTGTTTTGCTTTACTTCTATGGAGTATATGTGAACGTACTATAACACCTGTGGTAGCACTAGACCTAGCAGGAATAAATTCCTTAACTAATCTAAATATTACGTTATCAAAAAACTTTATTAATCTAATATAGTCTGTCGGTTCTCTATAGTTTGCAAGTTCGTCATTCCACTTCCAACGGTCTTTAACTACATTACCTCTTACATCTTTATCACTATCTTCCCATCGTAGAACTACCCATTGCCAGAAGTTGTAAGGAGAAAAATCCCTATCAAAAGTTTCTTCGCAAAATTTATCTAGAAGATAGTATTTATCTGAGTTAGATTCTCTTGGGTCACCTATGTAGTCGTCGTAGTTATAACTGCCGCTATACTTTAATTTTATTATATCATTAGTAGGTTGTGCAATATCAAACCCTACTTCTATTTCATGTAAATCATCAGTGTACTTATTTTCTTTTTTAGCTATACTTGTATAGAGAGAAAGTGTACTTCCAGTAACTAGTGAACCAGTATTCTCTAATCTCAACTTATCTAGTGAACTAGTAACTTCTTGTTGAATAGAGAAAAAACGGCCTGTACCGACTTCAGCACCACCTTTTTGTTTTATCGTTAATAAGTTTTCAGGTATACCGAAGCAATTAATTAAGGCTCTTAACCCTCTATGTGTTCCCTTAGCTTTAGTTAAGTAAGGAAGATTGTGGTAAATACGTTTGTATACCTCTTTCTGGTAATTGTCTTCAGGCATTGGTTGAAGATAATCTAACCCACTTCCTGAGGTGATTTGTCTATAACTATTAATTACCTCTCCTGTACTTCCGGAATCGTAGGATTCTCCAACGAATGCAGAGAATAGATTCTGGAGACTTTTATTGCTATTGTATAGGTTATAACCAAAACTTTCGATTGCATCTCGAACTAAGTCTTTCGATATACCGAAATCTAATCTGTTATCAGCATCGTACTTATCGGAGACTGCCTTAAAGTATATCCAAAGATTATCAAAATGTTGACCAATCATATGAGTAAACATAATAACTGGTTCATTTGATTCATCATCTCTTACATATAAAGGAAGAGTATTTGTTAATACGTCGTCATTTAAGTTATCGTATACATCAGCTAACTCTGTCTGCTTTATAAACCACTCAACTGATTCTGCTGAATTACTATTCTGGTTAACGTATGGAGGCTTATTATTTGATTTAGGCCATGCATGAGAGCCGCTTTCGTAATATAAAAACCTATCGTAGTGATCAAAGTTTTCTACAATTCCTTTAAGTAATCCACTATAGTATTCCCTACTTCCTGATATACCTATTTTAGCGTATCCGGTGCTTTCAATTGTAGCTATACTCCCTTCGTATGATTCTATTAATTCAAGTTTATACTTAAAATTTCGAAGTCTTTCTTCTGCTGATGAGAAATGTATAAAGTCTGAGTAGTCAGAATGGTTAATACTAATTTGAGCACTATTCTCGTTAAACATAGAGTATAGTGAATAGTACGAACTTGTGACTGGAAAGCTAAATAATTCGTCGTAGTTGAAGAATTCTGTTGGGTTATTATTTTCTTTGGATAGCTCTACATCGAAGTTTGGACCTTTCAGCGATGGAATTTTAATTTCATCAGGTATCACCTCAGTGTTAACAGTGAAGCTAACTGTATCTGCTATAGTTTCTAGGACTCTACAAAGAGATTTCTTCTCCCAGGTATTAGGTAGTGGTTCGTATAATTTTAATACAAGAGAAACGTTATTTTTATACTCCTGTACATCTATGTTAATTATAGAATATATATTATTTTTACCGAAATCTAATTTTAAATCTGAAAAGTAAGAATTATTTTCAAGTTTAGCTTTGATTTGCTGTACTCTTAAATCTAAGTCTTCATTAGATAACTCTAAAGTAAGTAACCTTATTTCTGTATTGTCACTAGAAGTTTCTTCTAAAAAGAATTGTTTAGGTACAGTTGAATCAGAAAATAAATCTGATAGGAAATTGTAACTTAATACTATGTCTCCATTTCTATAGCCGTTTGCTGCTGCATCATTTGCTGGATCTATCTCTAAGTTAGATGCTCCTGATTTTCCTGCTCCTGCGGATAGCTTAGATTGACTTGCGCCTACATAGTTTATTTGGGACTTAAGGAGTACCCGATCTAATGTATAAAAATGTAGGTCTATAAAATCAACGCTACTATTATAAAGGTTATTAATAGAAAACGGACCTACTAATTCCTTATCCTTAACTTTAAGTTCGGACTTAGTATCGTAGTTAATATTTTCTACTTGGTTTACTATGTATTTAGTTCCCGCCATCGTCTATTCCAGCTTTTGTATTTGCAAGTGATATTTCTAAGTCAACTACTTTTTTGTTAGCTTCTAAAAGCTGATCTCTTAATTCTGCTATTTCATCTAGTAGAGGTTGTATGTCTAGTAATGCTTCTTGTATCTCTACTAATTCACTACTTCTTTCTATTAAGTACTTATGAGATTTACCTTCTCCTTCAAGCGGTATATCTAAATATAATTCTTCATAGTCTTTAAAAAACTGTTCTACTGTCTTTACTGTTACCTCTTCCTCTTCAGTAATAAACGATTTAAATTCCCTATCTACAACTTTTCCGAAGGATTCTTTTGCGTATACTGTTTTTTGTATCTTTATATTACTACCCATTTCTAACTACTTTAAACACATTTTTATTATCCAACACTACTGTGCTACCGTCTAATGTAGTCTTAACTAGAAGTCTATAGTATCTTTCTGGCTGTAATGTATCCATATGTATGTCAAAGTAACTACTGGTATTATCAGCACTTATCTTAGTATATGTACTATCAAAGTCAATAATCATTTCTTCGCTATACTCATCTTTAATAGCATAGTATGAATTTTCCGGTAGTTTATATTCTGTTTTATATATAGAGCCTGTGGTAAAAGTCCTTGTTGGGTACTTAGGTCTTGCTGATAGTCTAAACCTACTTACATCAGAGTCTATATATTTTTCCTTATGGTTTTTAATACTTACCGTTGATATGTCTGTTGAAAGTTCATTAAGGGTACTGTCGTACTTACTATCGTCCCATTTAAATTCTAAGTACGGTGGAAAAATTGTACTACTATTACTGCTAAAGTATTTTAAGTTTATTGAAGATGTAGTTTCATTTTCTTGACTATCGGCAAACTTAACTATAAGCCCATGGTTATTAATAGATCCACTCTCTACAGAGTTTATAAACCCTGTTACATCTAAATCTATATCTAAATCTGCTGTTAAAGAAAAGGCTTGTGATGTTGTATTAGCTCCTTCAGTATAATCACATCCAGGTGTTGACCATAAAGTAGAACCACCTGTTAAAGTCCACGATACTCCGGTAGTGTTTGTTGGGGTATCACCTGCTTTACCGGTACCCTGTATCCATGATTTAGTTAATGGACTAGTCTCTACTGTATATAACTGAGGTAATTGAGTAGCATCTGCTAAGTACATGTGTAATGAGGCAGAATAGGAGCCGGATATCTTTGTAGATAACGCATTTGAAATATCATTATCTGAGAATTTGATTAGTATCCGGCTTGAACGTCCTATTCCATCATCATCAGGGTATGAACGAAGTTCTAATATTTCATCTAATCCAGCATTTCCGTATAGTCCTGCTACGTCAGGTTTACTGAGTACTGTTGTGTCTTTTTCTGGGTAAATTCTATATATTGCCATTCTATAATGTTGTTACTCTACCTTCTATATCTTGATTAGGATACTTAACTTCAAAACAACAAGGGTCGTAAGAAGGATAAAGAACATTGTTTCTTGTTGCTCCTCTTGTATCGTATCCAAATTCACTATACTTACCTCCTGCTTTATTCTCTAGTTTTATACTTTTTACTGTCTGTACTCCTGGTATTCTATCTAATTGGGTATATAAGGATGATATATTAATAGGTTGGTTAATTGTTAGTTTGTCTTTAGCAAACAGAGATTTAAGTTTCTCTGTACATTTTAATAGTACGTCTCTTGATTGAAAATTAGGTAAAGTTATAATCTCAAACTTAATTCCAATATTAACTACAAAAGCGTCTTTTAAGTCTACAGCATCAGTAAGCATCATATACTCTGATAAATATCCTTTAATATTATCTTTTAGTGTTTTTGAAGCAGGTACTAAATGTCCGTTATTATCAAATGCAAGTACGTATAGAGCTAATGCTAAACTATTCATACCTAAAGCTGATTTGCTGCTAGATTCTGTATGGTCTTGTGTAGCAAATATTTTAGCTATAGAACCATATTGTGGTGGAAGTGATAGGGACCTTACTGCATAATCCTGGAGTGTTACTACTCTTTTCTGTTCTGCATAAGCTCTTATACTATTCTCTCTTAGCTCTTCTACTGTATCTCCATCTCTTCCTCCTAAAGCAGGAGTTAAGTTGTTGAAAGCTAATGATGAAACTTTTGATGAATCATTTGCAGATGTTGTTATTACATCTATAGAGTTTATTGTGTTTGCAGGTGCATTGGCTTTTACTCCTCCTCCAATAATATAACGTATAGTTAGAGTTGTATTAGAAGGAGCTAATCCGTATGATTTAGTAAATAGAAAGTTTGATGGATCATAAGCTACATCTAATCTAGGTAACTCTCCTCTTGTCTGGTATGCTATTGTGTTAGGGTCCGGTAAAAACTCTTCGTTATTTTCTGTGCTAATACCTGCTCCAAACTGTATTTGTAGAACTCCTGTTGAGGTTAGTCTAGTTACAAATCGTCTTGGGACTCTTTTTAATTTAAGTACATTTGGAGCAAGTGCTTTATCTTGTGTTATATTTGTCTCACCAACAAATACTGTATCCTGTCCTAAAAAAGGAACCTCGTACCATAAGTTACCATCGCTATCTGTAATATCTAATATACCTACTATATCTTCTTCTTCTATATTTAGTGTCGCAAATTTTTCTGATGTTGTAAATGATTCTGATATAGTTTTTATTTTTCCTGAAAATGCTTTTGTGGTCTTTTTAAGTAGGAATTCAGAAGGTTGACCATCAGTTAATGCGCTTACTGTTATTTCAGTAGGGTCATAAGAACTTGAAAAGTTAAAATCAACCTTATTAGTCATTAAGAAAACAGTCTGATCTTTAGTTGTAGCTTTAATTGTACTATTTTCTGCAACAGTAATTGCTTGATCAAAATCTGGTTTAGCTTGTATACCGATAGCATCTACATTCTGTGTTACTGTTAATTCAACTTCTGCTACATTTGTAGCTTTAGGTTTATAGCCCATCATATAGGCTAGAGAATATAGATTAGCAGGGTTCTTAGCGTGTTGAAGAAAGGTTTCCTGTAGCTGTGTATCTTGGTAAAATGACATTACATCTCCTACGTAAGATGCCATCTCTATTAACATTAGACCGGGTGATGTCGGTGAAAAGTCATTATAAGAATCAGGGAAATATGACTTAGCATACTCCACTAATTGACTCCTAAAGTCGTCAAAGTTCTTATTTATGTATTTTATGTCTCTAGTTTCTGCCATTATGTTGATACGTTTATTAACAATTCATCATCAATTCCTGTATCTGCAATAGAGTATTCAAGATAAAATCCAATTGTATTCATATCAGGGTCTGATGTTAATTTTATTTGTTTTGGTACAACCTTTGGAAAATACACTCTTAAAGCTTCTCTTGCTCTAGCATCTAATGCATCCAATTTTTCTTCTGTAATATTTTCAAATAACTCGTTTCTAAGTCCAAATCCAAATAATGGATTTAAGTACCTTTCATTCCTACCGGTTAAGAAGTAGTTAATAAGGTTATTCTTAATAGCATCTTTAGTTTGATAGTTAGAACTAAACGCTGTTTTGGCAGTAAAGGGTATGTTTATACCTACTGCTTTCCTAGGTTGTAAGTCTAAGGGGTTTATTTTTCTAACTTCAAATGCCATATTACTGTATTCTTATTTTATCTTTTTTATAGGATGCATCTAGCACCTGTTTTGCTTTACCTACAAAATCTAAATTTGATATATCTATCCCCGGTAGTGATTTATCTTGCATCCCTAATTGAGATGCCATCTTTGCTGAGGTAGAAGGAGGTGTAGAGCCGACTATATTGTTATATTCGGTCGGTGTCATTCCAGCTTTAGTCATTGAAAGCATTTCATCTAATGTATTATGTTGTGTACTACTTGCAATAGGGTTATATTTAGTAGGTTGCTGTTTAGCTACCTCTATTGGTGTTGGAGGTTGGTTATAGAACGTCTGTTTTGGGTTACTAGCTATTTTAACTGCTTCGGTTAATACCTCTTGTAACTCCTCCTTAAACGCTGCTCTAACTTCTTCCCGTATAATTGTCCTTAATTGATCGAGTTTCATATATATAAATAGTTAAGTTAAGAAAGTTGATTGTCTATTCTAAATTTTATTTCTTCTAAAAGTACTTCTTTTGAAGAACTATAGGAATTAGGTCCTTTTATTACTATCTTTCCATTCTTTAAAGCAGAGGCAAAGTGCCTTGGTGCTAAGACTGGAGATTCTGGTGTTCTTTGTATCTTCAGGTTAAATCCCTTGTAAAATGTTTCGCTTGATTCTTCTGCTGATTTAGATTCTTTCTGTACTAACGGAGAATTTAATTTTGATAATTCATCTTTAAGTTCCTTTAGTATTTCTAATGGGATAGAATCGGTTATGTTNCCACGAATCTTACCAATACTCTCTCTAATACCGTTTGTAGAATCTAAGTTACTGTTTCCACCTGATNTAGAGTTACTACCATTACTATTAGAGCTACCATTATTACCGTTAGAGTTGTTATTAGCTGAGTTAGGGTCGATGTTTTTATCTTTTGAGAAATTATCAAATTCGTTTAACCTATTTCCTGATTTATTCTTCTGATTCTCATTAGATTTACTATCTTTTAACCTACCATCTGATGTATCTGTTTTTGAAAGTGTATCAGAAATATTCTTAAGAACAAGATCTATCTGTCTAAATGCTTTTGCTTTTCCGGTTAATCCTTTAGAGTTAATATCTAATTCAACTACTTTAACTTTCTTTATAGGTACACCTGCTTTACTTACTTCTCCTGTAGATGTTATTACTGCAAACTTATTAATTACCTTATCTCCGTCTTTTTCAACAGGTAATCTAAAAGCATCTCCTTCTTTCATTATATTTAACTTAGCTCCAGCACTAGGAAAATCACTTATACTTTTACTTCCTTTTAGAGCAATTGAGGCTAAATTTACCTTCTTAGCTAAATCTTTTTCTATTTTACCTTTAGGAGAATCTGTATTCTCTTCCTGTAGAACAGAAGCTCCAAATCCATCTAGTACGTTGTTACCGTCAGCGTCAACTATACCTAATGCTTGTAGTTGAGGTTTTGTTAGTTTAGCTTTTGCAGTATTACATATCTTACAGACTGCTACAGTTGGTGCTATTTCTGCTACTCTAGCATTCATACTTGATGTTGAGCTTGCAACACTTGTTAAAACTCCTTCTATTGAATCAGCTGTTATTAGCATTGCAATAGCAAACTCTTTCATTAAATTTAATATATCAGCAAAGTTGGTTGTAAATGCTGTTGGAAGCCCTATAATTAAACCCCCGGCTGGGCCTGGAGGAATACCTATTGCTTGAGGTACAGGTAGTTTAATAATAGTATTAACAACTGCTAAAATTCCACTTACAGGTCCTTTTATAGCTGCAGGTAATGCAGCAAATGCACCTAAGTTAGATGACAGGGCTCCTGATAGAGCTGCTAGTCCAGCAAGCTTAGTTGTTATCTGAGCTAGTTCAGCTGGAGATGGACATTCAGGTTTTCTTAAAGAATTTGCAGCTTGTGATGTTGCTGATAGTCCTTTAGATAATACTACACCGTTCATCTTACCGACTTGTGAACCGATAACTCCGTGTAACTTTGGTGGTTTAAACTTTTCAAATGGCATACTACTCTGTAAATACTTTAATTGAATCTAAATCGTCTATTGCTTTTTTTATAGAACCTAAAGGTCCTGCCATGGATGCTCCATGGGATTTTATCTGTGCTAAACCTGGTGCTGATGAACCTGCAGTTGAGACGGCTGCTAAAGCCTTACCTAGCCTTTGTAGCTCAGATAATAAATCTCTCATCCAGTCTTGTGTTGTTGCTCCAAGTAGAACAGGTTCTTTCTCTTTAAAGGCTGCTGTTCCTAAGTATACTTTAGTAGCATCTACTGCGACATACTCTTCTCCGTCAAAACTTACTCTTGCAGCATTACCTCCTATATCTTCAGCTGCTGAAAGAAGTATATTCTCTTCTTTAGCATTAAAGAATAATCTCCCTGAGTTAATCATTACTTGAGAACCTTTATATACATCTCCTTCATCAGGAGCGCTTTCCCAAGCTTTACGTTTCTTATTTGCTTGGCTTATTTTAATTTCGTGATCCTCTACTAAATATATAGAAGCAGGGTCATCATTAATATTCTCAACCACTGTAGAGTCAGGAGATGCTCCACTTTTACCGTTACTTATAATAGTAATAGGTTTCTGATCATCATTCTCTACAAACATCTTATCGTGATCTACTCCTGTAAATCTTATAGTTTGTCCTTGTCTACCTTCTATAGTTAGGTCACCTTGGAATGGCTGTAGAGGTGCTACATTAGCTTTATCTTCGTAATTGTAACCTAAATCTTCTATTCCCTGTTGAGTATCAGGAAATGCATTTACATGTGGATTATTCCATAAGTTAACAATTGATGTATAGTAAGCACGGGAGTTATCTGCATTTGCTTCATCTCTATCTATAGCAGGTGCTGATTGAAGTAATACAATCTCATTTAATAGCGGGTATGCTTTAAAGTTGAAATTCATAGGATACGCTACATCTAGTAGTAAAGGATCTGATTCATCTCCAAATTCACCTATCACTCTGTATTTAATAGCTCCTAAAGATTCCATCTTTCCATACTTATCCCATTCTGGGTGAGTGTCGTCTAGTATTATATCAACTACCCGAACTGGAACAGCTCCTTCTGGTTTCGATAGATCACCAGATTTCTTGCTAAAGAGGTTAACATTATTGCTATTTAAATTATACATTAATTATCACTTTCTTCGTTCGTTTTATCTCCTAACTCATCTTGAGTATCTTCTGTTTCCTCTAATAGTGCAGCAAGTTCTGATGGATCCCATATGTCTCCGTCACTACCTTTTGCTTGTGCTGATTCTATACGTTGTATAATAGCAGCCATCTTTATCAAAGCATCATCGTTCTTTACTCCTATCTCCATATACTCTTTGATCATTGGAACAATTAATGTTGCATCTCCTATATTCTCTATCAGAGGTTTAAGTTCACCGATTAGAGATTTTACTTGAGATCTAGTTGTTGATGAATTACCGTGAATCTCAGAAAAAAGGTCTGATAATGTTTTGTTTCCAAATATTTTCTTATCTAAAGCCATAAGGTATGTTTCTATATAAATATCCTATGATGCAGTAATGTCTAATAATCCTAAATCATAATACCTTTGATACTTATTATAGAACTCTTCTTTAAGTTTAGAAATGACTCTAGTTAAGTGTGGAGTTTCACAATCCGTCATTTCTCTTATGTAAATGTATAGAGCTTTCTTTTTAAAGATCTGAAGGTCATTTCTAGTTTTAAATATTGTCAATACAGCATCTGCTATTTTCTTTTCCTGGTCTTTAGCAAATATGCTGTCTAACTTAACGTACGTTTCATCTACCCAGTCGTCTATAAAGTGTGCTAGTGATTGCTGATTGATACTCTCTTTCATACCGTTAGGTTCAAAAGAATCCTCATAATCAGAGAATGAACCTACTTGTTTGAGTTTTTTATAATTTTTATTGTTGTAGTTAATTAACCACCTCTTAACAATAGTACCAAAATAAGAATATGCTTTTGCTCCATTATCAGGATCAAACTTCATAATCTTCTCTTCTAATAAAACAGAAACAATTTCATGCTTTAAATCTTCTATTTTATCAACATCTGTGTAATAGAATTTAAAAGTATGAATTATGTTCTCTGCTAACTTGTAAAAGGGTATATAAATATGATCTGTGAAGATCTTTGCTCTATATACTATATCTACTGAAGTATTATATTTTTTAATGTACTCTTCTGTCTCTGAAGTAAAGTAATTAGCTTTGCTCTTTTTTCTTG